CATATCCTCACCAGCATCAAAGTTCTTATTATCACCCATATACAGTACTGAATCTTCTGCTTCATCGTCAACTGCTAAATGTATCATAAATTCTCCACAAGAGCTGTTAGCCACAATGGCACATGTTGCATTTGCTGTAACTAAGACTGTATTCCATTTGATAGTACCGTCGAAGATGTCACCCCCTGCTGCTCCAATAAAGTCGTCATAAAAGACAACAGGAAACATTGGAAGTATAGATTCTTGAGTTGTTTTGTCATATACTAATGGGAAAGCTCCGTTCATCCAGTTATATTTTGCATGTGTTCTACTCATAATTTATCATTCTCCTTTCACTTTTTTTTTGAAAAGCAACCTGTTAAGGTCAAAAGGCTCTTCATTATTTTTTCTTTTTGCCAATCTCTTTTTCTTTATCTTTCTTGGCTGTTGTTTTCTTCTGGTAGTTCGTTAACATTTTATTACTTACTGTATCTTCATCTAAATCTTTTATTCTCACTTTTTTCACCTTTGGCTTTACATAGATTTCTCCAATATTACGTTCAACCAGTGCCATGCCTACCTTGTCATTAACTTCTATTACTTCTGTTCTTTCATATCCACGCCAATTGACGTAAAGTCTGATTTGTAAAGACATCTTAATTCTCCTTATATTTTTATTATCGTTTACCTGTAGTTCGTGATGTTAAACATCCACCTCTACCTCTATTGTCTCTTGTACCTCTACCTGAACCGTCTCTCTTTGGTATTCCTCTTGGCATAATATCATCTCCTTTACATTACAGGTAAGGCTCATAACATTACATTACAAGCCATACCATGTTCTTATATTACTTAACTTAATCTATAGCTGTAGGTAAAATAGCTTGTGCACTTCTTGGGTCACTTAATATTGCTAATACGCAACCGATTTGAGCTGTACCATCATCTTCTGTTAATGTAATGCTAACGTGGTCATATAGTGTTCCAGCTGCTGCTACAACGTCTGCATCTACTTCAACTATATAAATTCCACCACTCTTGCTTGCTGTCATTGCAAGTCCAGTTGCAGCTACTGTTACTGCAGTTAAAGCACTTGAAACATCAGAACCAGATGCAGGTGGGATTGCTGCGATTTGAGTTCTATACTTAAATGTGATTTGAGTTGCACAACTTGCATTTGAAATTCCAGCATTAACCGTAATTGTTGATTTTCCTACTGTAGTAGCTCCAGTTGCTACGATAAATGTTAATTTCTTATAGTTCGCCATATCCACAATGTCACTTGTAACGTCACCTGCTGCAAAATCTGCAGATGGTGCTATTACACTAACTACTTTATTTTTTTCACTCCATACGTTCATAATTTATCACTCCTTTTATTTTTTGATATGGGAAGCTTTCACAAATGCTACTAACTTCCCCATTACTTAACTATACTTTATACTTACGCTCTTGCAGCAAGTGCTACATAAGGACTTCTTGTAGTAACTCCGTCAAAGGCAGTAACTCCAGCATTCCATAAAGGTTGACCGTCCATTCTGTAAACAAATCTGAAAGTAGTTTCGTCATTAATAAACTTAACATGAATAGAGCTTGCACTTGCGATTCCACCAGCTTTTTCAATGATTAAGTATTGGCTTAAATCAGCAAAAATTATATCTCCAACGTCACCTAAAGCAGGGCATTGTTCAATACATTCTACTGGTCTACCGAAAATAGTACCATTAGGTGATTGTGTTAATCCACCAGCAGGCATGAATACAGGCATTCCACCTAATCCAGCTTCGATATACATTTGCATTAATTGTGGTTCTACATCTTGATTCACATACCATTTAGCATTACGTCTGTTAGCTGCTGGCATTAAGTTCCACATACCCATAACATTTGCTGCTACAACTGTATCTGCAAGCTGTGCTCCTTCTGCTGCTCTTGTAACTAATCCGCCACCATTTAAGATACCTAAAGGCATTCCTGCACCAGTACCATTAATTATAGCGTCATCAATTCTAAATCCAAATTCATTACCAAATAATCTTGATACGATTGCTTCTAAAGCCATTGTGTCTTCTAATAGTTCGTCAGTAGAGTAGTAAAGTCCAATATGCTTTTTAAGTTTTAAATCTATTTGTCTGAATGTTGGTGCACTTGATGTTTTCTCTGCTGCTTCTCCAGCCCAATAAGTTTTAATTCCACCTTGTCTATATCCATCTGCTCTTGAGCTTTCATCAAGAGTAACCATGCTTAGGCTATTTCTTGAGATAGGCACTTTCCAACAATCCTTAGCTACGACACCAGTTGTATATGCTTGTTCAAGTAACTTAGTACCAAATTCAGGTACAACTAAAAATCCACCTTCTGCACCTACTCCTTCGTTCATACCGCTTTGTTTAGTGTTTAAAAGTCTTGGGTCTATAGTTTTGTTTCTTTCTACTTGAGCCACTGCAAATAATTGTTCTCCAAGAGAACTAAATCCTGTAGCTTCTTTAGTCTTTACATCCTCAGTAGGTCTTGCACTTGTATTAATAGATAGTAAAGGTTTGATTTTTTCATCCACTGTTTTACCAATAGCTTCCATAAGTTCTTTCTCTGTCATTTTCATAATATTATATCACTCCTTAATTTTTTATTGTTTATATTTGTTTACCTGTTATGATGTCAATTTTCTTACCGATTAAATCTGAGATAGCTTTAAAGTCCACATCAATTAATTCTTCTTTTACTTCATCTTTTCCTACATTGATTTTTTCATTTACTTCATTGCTTTCTTTTGTTATCTCAACTTCATCAGTTTCAATTGGCTCATTAGGTGTTATCTGAATCATTGTTTCCTTTGATTCAAAAGTTTCAAGTTTCTTTCTTAAACTTTCTATTTCTGTTTTAAAGTTAGTGGTGATTGTGTCCACTATTTCTTTAATGTTCTTTTCATAAGCTTCCTTAGTTAAAAACTCCACTTCAATCTCTACTGTTTCCTCATTCTCTGCTTTATCTCCTTCCTTATTGATTTTTTCATTCTTAATTTCAGGTACAACTTCCTCTTTAATAACTTTAACGTCTTCCACATTATCACCATGTTCAACACATGTATCGTCAACATGTTCTTTTGTCTCTTTAACGTCTTCTATTTTAGGGTCTGTGTGTGCACTTTCTTTCTCTTTTACATCTTCTGTAGGTGTAATTTCAGGAGTGCTTTCATCCTTAATGGTATTGCTACCCTTTTCTTTTTCCACTGTGTATTCTGTTTTGAAGGTGTCACTTTTTAATTCAAAATCAAGGCTCTTACCAACTGCTAAATTTAATGCATTTGCGTTAGCTGCGATAGGTACGTCACTATGTTCTAATAGTAACCATTTTGTGATTATACACCTTGCCTTATCAATTTCTTTTTCCTTAATGCCATACTTGGTCATCAGTAAGTTTTTAGCTGCTTTCCAACCGTTACCATCAGGTAGTACATATGCAAGTGTTACAAATCCAATAGAACTTGTATTTAAAAATCCACCCTTAACACAATTATAAGCATCCCATGCCACTTGATGGTCTGCATAAACTGTCTTGGCTAACCACCCTTTACCTTCTATAAGTTCAAGACTTACATCTTTTCCTATAGGTAATGCATGATTGTCATGGCAGAATAACACTACAGGATTCTTTAAAAAGTCTTTTACAACAGCTCCACATGGAATAACAATTTCCCCATCCCTGTCTAAATCTGCTGTGTTGATGTATCTAATAGCTGCTCTTTCATCTTTTTCAATCTTTAAGTTCTTATAACCAACTTTCTTTCTGGTTAACATTATCTCTTGTTCATTCAGGTCATATTCTTTGGCAATTGCTTTAACACAATCAGGGATTATATCATAGAGCTTTTGAGTTTCTTTGTATATATCCATCTTATTTATCAACTCCTTTTCCATAAAGTATTTCCTCAATTCTTTCGAGGTTCTTATATTTACTATATATGTCTTTTATTCTCTTAACTAACACATTAGATGTTTCTTTCAGGTCAAGCCCTTCCTGTAATGAAGGTGTAAGTTCTTTTATAAGTTCCTGAGAGATTGCATCACTGGCTATACCGTCAAGTACCTTAATACTTTGTTCTTCTCTTAATACTTTCATTAAAAGGATTTCTTGTGCTTGTAATAACTTGATTACTTTTCTACATTCATCTTTCTTGTCCACAACTTTAATCAATGTAACCTTTTTAACATCAACATGTTTAACTTCTTTTTCTTTTACATCTTTTACATCCTTAACATCTTTGACCAATATAAGTGGTGCTACATTATTAGCAACTAATGGTAATTCACCCCATAATGCAGGTTCTAAACCTTCTGCTAATCTTGCTTCATTAGGTGAGATAACATGATTCTTAATATTAGAATCCCTTCTCTTTAATGAAAACTCCACATCTTCTGGTACAGGATTGTCAAATTTACAATGTAAACCTGCACTACGATAAAAAGGTATTAAAAATGTATTATATATTTCTTCTTGTCTTACTAACCTTGGTAAGATACATTCCCTATTCCATGCTACGTCAAGTGCAGTCATGTTGGCTAAATTAGTTGATTCAGGATGTGATAACTTTTGTGGCGGTGTATGGTAAGTTGACGCTAATTGTCTCATTGTCCAGTTAGCTAATGTCATAAATTCCATGTCTTTATTACTTACACCAACAGTCTTTAGTTTCATACCCCCAACTAATGCACCTGTTTTATGTGCTTTGTCTATTCCACCATATGTTTGGTCGAATAATGCTAAAATTCTTTTTGTCTCTTTTGTGTCCATGTTCTGGTCAGTTTCTAATACTTGTTTTAAATGTACACCATTCTTAAACATGTTTAATTGATAAACCATGTTATATTTGTCAGTGTCATATGCATATGCCTTACGTTGTATAGGTGACGCACCACGCCATTTATTGGTAGGACTTGGGTATCTAAAAAATAGAATGTCCACTTTTTCATGTCTAATAACTGTATTGAAATTTATCTTTTCTTCATAATGGTCTATCATTCCATCTTTAACAATAGGTGTCATAACAGTAGGACTTATAAAATGTAATTCCTGTGGAAAGCCTAACCTATTACGTAACATCTTAATATAACATTCACCTGCTAAATCAAGATAAATACTTGTAGTTTCTTTACCCATAAATTGTGTAGTGTCAGGATTCCAATATTTCATTAATTCTAAGAATGGATGTTCTGTAATTACTTCATTATTCTTATCATATAATCTTAATGGAATACTTGCTATTCTCTCAGCTATAAGAGATACACAATCTCCTGTCCATCCCCTGTAAGCACTTAACTGTTCTGCTGTGTCGCCTAATTTGGTACTGTCATATCCACCAAATGAAAAAGGAACAAAGCTTGGGTCATCCACGTCTATGTCCTTTTTGATTGCACTTCCTATATTTATCTCATACTTTGTATATGGTATTTTAATTTTAATATCTTTCACGCTCCTTTTCAAATAACCTGACATGATATTAGGTATTTATATTTATGTACACATTAATGTGCATATCTTCACCACTAATACTATTATACCATGTATGGCACTGTCATGTCAAGCTTTTTCTATATATTTCTTTTTTTATTTAACTAAATTCCTAAATGACAACAAAGTTAGGTCTATTCATAAAATGATGCCACATGTATAGTGCATATCGTATTGCATCCATTCCATGGTCAGCACCTTCTTCTGGATGTTCAGACACGTGACCTTGCTTGTCCACCTTACGTTGATACATTTCAATTTCTTTCTTTAGGTTAACACTTCTTTCTGTTAGGTGTATGTGGTATCTGTTTAATAGTTCAATACCTGCCACGATAGAACCTTTAGGCTTTTTAGCTCCTTCTATAAAAGGAAAGCCATATTCGTCTTTAATCACTTCCTCTAATTTGGTAACAGGATTGTAACGTACCTCATGCACACTGTGACTCTTTATATCGTTTATCTTATCAGGTGATGCACTATCTGCAAATATCTTGTAGTTGTTTAACTTTTCATCATTCATTAAAGATGCTAAATCTGTAACACTTTGTTTCACCTTATATGATATTTCATCTACCCATACCACTTTAGCTTCTTCATCTACTACCATTTTGATTAACGCCTGTGGTGCTATGTAACCAAAATCTAATCCAAATATAGGTGTATCAACTGGAAAGTCTTTATCAGGTACTGTACACCAATTAGTATAAATAGCATGTTCTAACACACCATATTCACCTAATGTAAAGACTGTACGTGTATTTCCTTTATATGATTCAACAAGTTTAATAAAAGCTGCATCTTTAGCAACATACTTATTGTCCTTATATGTAGTTGTGAGAATGTTAATATCTGTCTTTTCTTCTTTTGTTACATTAAAGAAACGTTCATATGTCCAATTGGATTTTAATATTGGATTGTATGTAAGTATGATTTGTATGTATGTATGAAACACACCACGTAACCTACGATTTATCTCTTGAAAGTCCAATACATTTAGTTCGGTAGCTTCTTCTATCCATACACTTGTGATACCTGTTATAGACTTTAACTTCTCAGGGTCATCTAATCCTTTAAAATAGATAGTGTTACCATTACCTAAAAACTCAATAGTCATGTCTGTTTTGTTTATTTTAAATTCATTTATAATACCCCAATCATTTAAGATGTCCTTAAACAATTGAAACACACTTGCACGTAATGTATCTTTAACTTTCCTAATGACAAGTAGTCTATGTTTACGTTCACCTATAATACGATGTAACATTTTTTGACATGCAAATACACTCTTTCCACTACCTGTACCACCCTTTAATACTAAATACCTATGTTTGTCTGTTAACAATGGCACATACTTTGGGTTGATTAATCGTTCAATATGCCTTATGTCTATTACCGTTGCCATGTTACACTCCTTTACTTTTTCTTAATGAGACTTTTTTTCTTTTTCTTAACTGTTTTTACCACTTCTGGTTTATCCTTTATTCTTGTATCATTCTCACTATCTTCTTCTTCATCATCTTCTATGTCTTCAAGTTCGTCATCAAATGCATCAGAAATATCTTCTGTTTTATTAGCTTCATCAATTTCTTCTTGTGTACCACCTATAACAACAACTTTCTTTTCTGTTATTTCAAGCTTCTCTGTAGGGTAAATTCCCATTAATTTAGCTTCTTCTCTTGTGATGTCAAGCATGAGTCTCCAATCCTGTGTCATGTTAGCGTTATCTTTTAAGTCACGTAATTGTGCTGCGTGGTAAGCCATACCATTGAATTTAAGCTTTTTATAATATTGTGTCCATTCCTTACGTGCTGCATTGATGTAGTGGTATGCTTGTGCTTTCTCAATATTCCATTCGTTCCTACAATGCTCTATAATTAACTTTATAGGTTTATAACGTAACATTCTTGATATTACATATACCCTACGTTCTGATTCTACTCTATCACATTTAACAAACTCTTTATCTGTTTTTTGTGCTTTTGCCATTACTATCTCTCCTTCCTATTTTAGATTGCAACTATAGTCTTCTTGTTCTATTGTTACTTTAAATGATTTACCTATTAATCGTGTTAGGTTAACAACTGCAGCTAATTCACTTGCAGGTATATCTAACTTTATTCTACTATTACCATCCACACCTGACACGTTAACTGCTGATAGTATATCTGGTAAAGATGCACTAAATTGTATTTTCATATTAATATCCTTTCTATATTTCTTTATACTCTACTATACAATAATGGTACTTTTTCTAAATAGCATCCTTTAATCTGTCTTTTTCCTCGTCTTCCTTTTCTGCTTTTTCCTGCCATTCTTTAAAACATCTATCTAATGTATCAGTCATAATATCTCCTTTTCATTTTATACTCTCCTATATGGTAATGATACTTTTTTCGCTTTTAGAAAGCGAGAAATCTTTAAGATAATACCAGAACGCCAAAATATTTATTCTACTCATGTTGTAACCAGTCTTTAAACAATGTGGTATACTCTTATGTAGTTCTTTAGGTATGTAGACGATATGTTCTTTATCAATATGGTGTCCTTCGCAATTTTCAAATGGCTCATTGATTGGGATAAATCCAAAACTACGCCTTTTAGCACCTGTCTTACGCCTTGTTTCTCTGCCCTCTCTTGTCTGTGCATAAGCCTTGTTCTTTCTGATTATTTCCTCTCTATATTGTGTATAGCGTTTCCTGTTATATACTCTACTTTCATCAGGTGTTGGTCTACTTGTTTCGTGAGTTTCTCTATATTCCTTATTGTAAATTACCTTTTCTTCTTTGTGTTCATCGTTATACACCTTATGACGAATGGCTTCTTGTTCTTTGTTTTTATCATACCACTTCTTAAAAGCAAGTTTTTGTTTCTCTCTCTTTGTCACCTAATCACTCCTTAGATACATCCCCAAAGCGATAAACTAATACCGCAAAGGGGAAATGATTCTTATTATTGTTCTATTTAATCGTCTAATTCTGCTATTTCTCTAAAGACTTCTTCTACCAACTTATCCGTCACATGTCCGTCTCTTGAGTCTATCATATCAGATACCATGTTAGTCATTTCTTCTATAGTACCCTCAGGGTCATCTGCAAACGCTTCTCCATAAGTGCTCTGTATGTCTAACCCCTTTAACAAATCTTCAATAAGATATACGTC